TGGATAATTGCTACATAATCTTCGTGCATCTTCGGATGGTTCGAAAGCGACCGCAGTTATTTCATTATCAATATCTGGTTCACGGAACACAGAATATTTGATTTGTTTTGCGTCGGCCTTATCTATAAGGTCTTTTAGAGATTGTTCATTCGGTATTGATAAAAAAACCAGGTACTTCGAGCATTCGTGCCATTCTTTTGCAATGGTAGGATGATTGTGTTGAAACTCGATTGCAGCATGCGCTGCTTGAACCGCTTGATAGCCTGGTGCAATATCTTGTCTAGCGACAGTTATTAATTTTGAATGGCAATTAATCTATGTTTCTTTCATGATTATGATTTTTGTTTATTTATTTTTATTATATATACATTACTTTAAAATAGTTTCAATTAATGTCCACCTTTTATTATACTTAATCCAATTATTTTTTTGCTCCTGCATCTTCTAATAGCCTAGAGGATTCTTTTAGCGAGGAACCAGTTGTTATAATATCATCAATTACACAAACATTTTTATCAACAATTTTTGAAAGTATCTTATCGTTTATTTTTAGCCAATTCGATATTACGTCACGAAATTGCGGTGCAAATTTCTTTATTGAAAAATAATTGTTTTTTCTTTGTCTGTCAATATCTGCTTGTAATGTTTTAATGTTCTTTTCTTTTAATCCAAATTTTTCACCTTGTATTATAATCTCATCGAAATTTGGATTTTTGAATATACCTGCATTGTATGTTACCATATCATAATATTTAGGTAAATGTCGGTTTAACTCATTACTTAAATTTGCAATTAGCGAACTTGAGCTTTCTAATAATATGATAGTATCAATTTCTTCCTTTAAAATTATATCTGCCATATAAATTGAAGTTCTATTGATAAATTTAGAATAACTATTTGCATCTATAGTATAAATTGAACTTTTACCTTTTATTGCATTTAATACTTCTACATAATTAACATTGTGATCATCAGTTCGTTGATACACTGAATATGCAATACCAAACGGTAATTTCATTTGATATGGCTTATGCAATTTTCCTTTGCCAAAAGATGTATTTATTAAATCATTAGATAATGAATCGAATAAAATGACGTTATCTTGTATTACAAAACCTTCGTTTATAATTGATGAATACGTATCGAATTTAGGAATGCGCATTTGTATTTTATTTTAATTTTTCGCCGTGATCATCAATTGCTTTCTTCAATGCATAGTTTAAAGTACCGTCTATTTCAATCAATTCTTTTTTGACAACTGAATATATGCCTGTTGATAATGCAAGTGCGTGATGAGGCAATCCTTCAGAAACACCTTTATGTAAAGCGTTTAATCTTATGTAAAGATTTTTGATATCTTTAACTTTACCAGCAAACGCTGTTTCATTTGAACCAAGTACATCATATGTATCAAGCATAAGCCATTTCATTTTCGATTCTCTCTCGAAAACATCAAAAGAAAGATGCTTAGACGGTATTACGCCGATAACATAACATGGAAAAATATCATCAGGATATTTTTCACTTGGGTCGCCGTACGGACTCATTATGTATCTTAACGGTCTAAAAAATTTATCATCAAGTACTGCTTGTTCATTGATATAATCGTTTAATGACGGAATTCGTTGTTTCATACACTTTATTTTAATTTATATATTCATCGGTGTCAAGTATTGCAATTGCTCTTTCGACACAACCTTCAGTTAAACCGAAACCTCTTATGTTATCTCTATGAATATTTACATCAAAATTGTTTGCTGTTTGAACAAATACTTCTTGTTGGTAATCATAATAGCCATTAATGTCATCTATAATAACAAATGATTCTATGTTGATTTTATCAAGATGCTTTGTTATCCAAACGTCAATTTCGTCACCTCTACGAATGTCATCAAAATCAACAATCCCGCCGCCGTTATTCGTTATGAAATTGTATGCGTATACTGCACTAGGCGTAATATCAATAAGTTCTCCAGGCAATTCTCTATCATTCCACATGTTTTGCATTGTTTGCAAACCAGCATCTTTCCATGTACTGGTCATTACAATTTTTGCATCTGTTGCATCAATAAGAATTGCTAAATTCCTTACAAAATCAGGATGAAAAATATCGCCGTATCTATCTTGTTTTGTTGTTGCTTGCCACGGAATATTTAATACGCCGTCAATATCTAAAAAAATAATTTTCATCAATCGTCGGTTTTTAATTTGTTATAATCATCATATCTGTAACTGTCATTAACACAACATGCTTTGCAACTATCTGCAAACACATCGTCATCAGTAACCATACCTAGATAGGAACAACCGTTAATTGGGATTCCTCGCCATCTGCCTAAATAAATCGAATACGGACAATGCTTTGTGTAATACGTGTAATCATCAGCCGATTTTTTATTCATTTTTTCAAAATCGGGTTCGTAACAATATGGACCTTCGGGAATTACTGTTTCATCAAATTTCATGTTGAAAAGTTTCTTCCACCAGCATCCAAACATTGCAAACCAATTGCCTATTATGTAAAGTTTTCTATTTAAGAATTTCTTCATCTTTTAAATTTATTTTTGTTCCATAATGAATAAAGTTGACAACATCACCTTGTTGAATCACGTCAAATGTTCTGCATATAAACAAAAAATCTTTGTACGCTTGAATCAAATAATTTGCAGACGTTGGTATTCTGTATAAATATTTTTCCAATTCTGGAAATTCTTTTGCTGCAGCTGCTTTTGTGTATATTTCAGGACGACCCATCAATAAACCTAGTGCTTGCGCTAATTGAAATGCAAATATTTTTCGAACTTCGATTACTGAGTTTTTTCCAAATTCATCAATTGATAAATCTAAAGTTTCAGCAACAGATAGTCTAGATTCCCATGAATGCGATTTCAATGCAGATTTTACAGATTCACGATATGTTGTTTTTGAATAATGCGATAAGAAACAACGTAATACTCTTACAGCTTTTAGAATTTCATTTCTTTTTACTTTTGTATCGAGAATTAATGGAAATTCTTGTTCATGTAAACGATATGTTGTAATTAAACTATTTTGAATTTCATCGCATGTTCCTTTATAACAATCTGTAACCATGCCATCTTTAATTACTATGATGTTTCTGTTTTCTTCTTTTGAACTATCGCAAAATTCTTTGCATTCTTGAAATGACGGTAATTTATCGAATACATAAAAAACGTCAATATCTAGTGAATCACCAGATCCATGTATGTATCTTATCATACTTTGTATTTTTCGATTATTTCTCTAGCTTCTTTTAATGATTCTAATAGCATGCCATTTGTAAACCCAAGTTTTCTTCTGCCGATTGGCGTATCAATAAAACCCATCAGATTCTTTAAAGAATCTAGAATTTCATTTTCCAATGGCATAACAACAATTGGAATTATTGCAAATTCAGATTCATGAGTTTCAATATGATATTTTTTTTCTTTAAACAACCTTTGCATATCTAAAACAAAATCATGCAGTTCACTTTTTGCATGTGCTTCATCAACATATAATTTGGCAGCACGAATTTTGCAAACGTTTACATTATTTGCACCAATGTATACCGGTTCATCTTTATACGTTAAATCTTGTATGACGTATCCTAATGTTTTCTTTAGTTCCATAATTATATTTTGTTAAAACGTTTCAAAATGAAAAACAAAAAAACCTGAATACATAAACATATCAAGTACATCCATTTGAAATGCATAAACAATTCAAGTCGTGTAACCTGATGTGTAAAAAAATAAAATGTAGGTATTACAATGAGAATGATGTTTATAATAAACATTATTGCAATAACCGCATCATCCCATTCTAATTCTTTAATAAACTTTTTCAATTTTTCCATTTGTCAATTTTTTAAAATCAAATATACAACATTTAGTATGCAATAGCAAATTAATATGTATATTTGTTTATTAAAGTTTCTCTAGAACTGAATCCTCTACTTCTTGGCGATATGATAACAACAGGAGCAGATTGAGCATTTTTATAAACAGATCTTACCATTTGTTTAACAGCAAAATCAATTTCAGTTTGCATTTCTTTTTCTGATAAATGATAAATTGTATCATCATAAAAATCAGGATTCAATTCGTGTCGATTGAATTCTTGGATAATATCAACTTTAGATTTTCGCGAACGAATAAGATCTGCGCAAATTCCAGATTGTGCAGGATAATTGATTGGATCTTCCATTGCATCAGGTAATTCAGCAGCAGGTTTTGTTAATCCATTAAACAATCCTTCAGGAACAATTTCTTTGTCCCAACGATCATTTATATATTTTGCAAATCTGTATAACTCAAGTTTTGTCATATCACCAATAGGTTGGTGCACACCTATACTTCCAATGTCATGAAACGATGCCCAGCCCAAAACATTTTCTGTATGATTTCCTGTTGAAACAATTCCGCTTTTAAATCTGTGATTTGCCGCGATTGCTTGAACAGATCTTAATACCGCATGCATTGTTGAATAACCTGCCAATGGAATTTCTAAACCTGAAGATTTAAAACTTTCTTCATCAACTTTTTTGATTTCTTGATAAATTCCTTCAACTGGATTTACATACAATTTGCAACCAAGTAAATCAGCAGTTTGTGCAGCATACTTATATGTAACCGAACCGTAATTTAAACTTGACGGATTTGTAATGAATACTGTGTGTTCGGGCCCCATTGCATCTACAACAATTGCGGCAACAATTGAAGAATCAAGACCGCCGGATAGATGTACTTGTGCATTAGGGATTCCACAAAGTTTAAAGAATTCCTTTTGTTCAAAAACCAATGCATCATATATTTCAGAAAACTTACTGTTAACTGTACGATTAACGATAGGAATCAAATTTTGTGTATATACACTAAGATTTGCTGTTTTGAAATTTGGTAATTGCGTACAAAGATTTCCGATTGAATCGAAAACTAAACTTCCGCCATCATAAATTACAATGTTTTTCAATATGTCACCTAAACCACATGAATTTACCATGATAACAGGTACATTATTATTTTTTGCAATTTTTTGGAAAAGATTGTAACGAACTTCTTGTTTTCCATAATAGAAATACGATTGGTTGATTGAAATTAAAACCTCAGCACCCATATTTACCATTTCTTCTGGAATATTTCTTCTGTGATTTTCAAACCAAGAATCTTCGCAAATTGGAACTCCAATATTTACTGATGAATAATCACGAAGAACAATGTTGAATATTTTTGTTTCTTTTCCAGGAATAAAATACTTTTTGTCTTCATGATGGTCAGTTGTTGCAAGCAATTGCTTATGATATACTTCAAGTTTTCCTCGATTTATACATGCAACAGAATTTCTTAATTTTGGGAACCCTGATTTGTTGATTCCGCCACAAGAAACATAACCAACGATGAATGTTTGGTTGTCTTGTAAATTTTTATTGATTAACACAAGATCTTTGATATAGCTTTCTTGTTTTCTTACAAAATCAATTCTGTCCCATAATGAACCGCAGCAATATCCACTTATTGCTGTTTCTGGAAAAACAGAAACATCAACTTTATCATATGCATCTTGTTTTATGCATTCCAAAATTTTATCGAAATTTCCTTGAAGGTCGCCTGTGACCGTGTTAATTTGATGACCGTTAATTTTCATATATAACAATATTTAAAATTTAAAGTGTAAAGAATGCAAAAATTCGTGGTATTGCGTGAAATATATCTATCCAATTGTTATTGAATACGACAAAAACTACAATGTATACTATCAGCCAAATGAATTCAACAAGCATGCCAAAAATTCCGCCAATTTCGTGCGTTAAATCGCTATGACTTATTATATCAAGAATAAACCAAATAATTCCTGATGTTACAAAGTACATTAAAAAATCAAGTATATGCATAATTTATTTTGTCAATTAATTAAAATCAAATATACAACATATTACATGCAATAGCAATAGTTTCTTACATTATTTAAAAAATATTTTCCTTCCTACGCTCCATCCTATAGGAACTTCTGAATTTTTTTTTATTTTTTTATTTGTTTTTAACAGAACATTGTAAATCCACATTGTGCCAAATTGTGAATTTTTTATTCCTATATTTTCTTTTGCCCTTTCACTTAATTTTTGTCTTGTGTATTCGTCGAATACTCTATTACTTAAACTAAACTTAAGTTCACCTGATATGTATCTAGGATCATTTTTTGCAACTCTAAAGCATTTGCCATCAGCATCGATAACTGTTACAGTATTTTTCCATATTGACCAATATTCGCCGCTTTTATATTTTTCATCATCTTTACGTACTCGAATGACATTATCATTAGAATCTTTAACATATAAATACCCTGTTGATTCAGCATGTAATTCGTCATTTATATAACGGGAATCTTGTGTTGAAACAAATGACTTATTTCCGTACGAATCTTTTACGCATACAAAGCCCTTTGTTGCTCCCACGAGTGTACCGTTTAAATATGCAGGATCGTTAATAGAAACAGTCGATATTTGTCCATTCACATCTTTAACTGTTACTAAGCCGACCGTGTGATATCCTTTATTCGGCACGTGATAATTTTCATTGAGCGGATTATGTATGAACTTTGTTATTTCTTCTGCTTCAAACTTAATAGCGTCTTCTCTGCAATTAAAGTCATCCTTTATTATTTCCTTTTTAAGCTTTGTCTTATCTGGTTTCCATGTTTTCATAGAACCTAAATAAGAATCTAAAGTAGGATGAACTTTAGAACTTCTTGAACCGATATAGAATTGTTTAGTTTCTATATGTATTACTTTATAAACGTAATGATACATAAACATTTGTTTTATTTATATATCAAAGTGTCGAGTTCGAACTCGACACAAATTTATTCAGGAGTGATCCGTGTGGGTGTCGAACCCACGACCTGAGGGGTTAGAATCCTCCGCTCTACCAGTTGAGCTAACGGGCCAAATATTATTTCATCTGTATTCGTTCTCCTAACGTGATGTTCTTATCTTCTTGCAATCGAATTTTCTTTTTTGGTATGATGTGTCTTCGTCCTACTGATTTTCCTTGATATTCATTCGTAACCCAACCTCTTTGTCCTTTTGCGATATTTATGATATCATACATTTGTAAACAAGGCGAATCTGCATTAGCATATATAATTTTATAGACACATGGCCAATTAGATCGTTGCAAAACTGTTGCGTAAATTTTCATTGCGGTATCATTATGACCTTGTAATTTTTCTTTATTTGTTACTTTAATATTTGCCATAAAAGTAACAGTATCAACAACAAGATAGTCATATCCTTTACCGCTATGAATTTCTGGAGATATTTTAAATGCAATCGTGCGATACATTCTACACGATTGCATTGTTATGATAGTTGAAAGTATCAACAAAAAAGTAATAATTCTTTTCATATATTATAACGATTTGTAAATACTGTAGTAATCCATGAATATTTCCATTGGGTTTAAACCTGAATCAATGAAACTTGCAATTGCATCATTGTATGAGCCATCTTTGAAATTGTTTGCAACATTTTCCTTAAATGCAGTAATAACCTTTCCAAGTTCTTGACCTTTTAAACCTGTTGCTTCCATAATCATGTCACCGTTAATTGCTTCGGAAACACGTTGATTTCGTTTATCAGTTTCTTGTAATTTCAAAAGTGTTGTTTTGAAATTTGCTTCTGGGAAAAACGAATCAATAGTATCATGATATTCTTCCTTGTTCTTTAAGAAAGTAAATTTCGATTGAACATTATTTTTCTCAGCATATTCAAGGAATCCTTGATATGTTGAACGTTTAGCATTACGCTTACGGTCAATATGATTTAAGTTTTCCATTTGGAAATTATCAACATTGAAATATTTTCCTTCAATAATCCATTCAAAAATTTCCTCGGTTGTATCAAAACCTTTTAAATATCGGTCGTAATCATAACCTAAAAATTCAAAAATTTTACGTGAATCTTTAGAAATAACAATGTCTGTTGTTAATCTTCCAGAAAATGTTCGGAATGGAAAGATTAATCCTTCAAACCCATATTTCAAACCAAATTTATGAGCAATTTTACCCATAAGATTTCCAGTAGGATCCCACGAAAAGAAATCTTTTGCTGTTTCCCAATTCCTTGTAGGCTGCGGTATAATATCAACTTGATATTTTTGATATTCAAATGAATATACATTGCCATTGCAATATACCGGTCCAAATCTTGCTTTTAACCGTTCGCCTATGTTTCCTAAATCTCCTGTGTTTAGGATAAGTAAATCCAAATCGCCATGCGTTTCTTTTGTTCTATAAAAAGATACTGTTGCAACTTCTGTATTAAACATTTCAGTTATAACAGGAATTAATTCGTCTTGTATTCGCAAGTGTTCACTTGTTGTTTTTCGTTCAGTGTACACATTTAAAATTGCCATTGCCTTTCCACCCATTTTTTTATTTTATTAATTGTTAAAATCAAATATACAACATTACGAAACCGATAGCAAGGGAAATACTAATTATTTTTAAATTTCCATGAAAAACCTTGCGATTTCTTCAATTTATTTTTGCAGCACATTAATATTGTTTTTGTCACGAAATTATTATCGCGAAGTTCGGATAGTGTCCATTCTTTTAACGATACGTTTTCATTATTTATTTGTAATATAGTCTGTTTGATTTTTGCTGCATTCTGTAGATTTCTATTGTATGCTTGCATATTTTTATAATTACAATCTGTTGTATAAAACCACATATATTCATTAAACTTGTAATTACTATTATCTTTATTATTTCTATCACAACATATTTTCACATGACCAGCATGGAAACCTTCACTGTTTGCATCTTTTGAATTAAAAAATTCTCTTATAAATTTACCATCTAATGAATATTGACAAATAGCTTTATACTGTAACGGAACATCAATTATCTCGTGTACAGTTTCATTTGCCAAATACTTCCAGTAACTATTGTGAACTTTTCTGTATTTATTTCGCTCTGAATCATTGCACGCTCTGAATATGTGTGATGAATTGCATTTAATATGATATGCTGCGTTTGCTGGACTATCCCAAATCTTTAGTATTTTGCCGTTACTATCAAATTGTATAACATCAACAATTTTCCGCATTTTATCTAAGCTTTCTTTTTTCAATTTTCTGTTAACTGTTCCTTCGCCGCCGTCTGTCATATTAGATAATGGACCCTCCCGTAAATCACGTCGTCCTATTTTTCTTATTAAATCAATTTCTTTATTGCAAGATTCAACAAACGTTAGACTATCGTAAACTTTTAAAATTATAGGTGTATAACCGGACGTTTTTATCTTATTTATTATGTTCTGCTTTAACGCGTTTACACTTGTCGATTTAAACATGTGTGCAGTCATTCGCATTCCTTTACCTCTACCTACATAAAAAGGTTCATAATTAAAAATGATATCATCAAATGTATAATTGCCAGGCTTCAACGGATTGAGATAAACATACACATAAAATTCCATACTTGATATTTTTATTTATATATTCATATAAGATTACAAAATTTGTAATCTTATTAGCAAAACATTATTCTAACATTTTATTAAGTTCAATTTTAATTCTTTTCGCTGTTTCTCCGCGCCAATATTGTGCATTACCTAAAAAGTAACAAATAATAGATCTTGCAGAATCAGCGTAATAATTATCATTTATTGATTGCAACGTTGACATTGCGTCAAGATATGGTTTTGCACCGTAACCGACGTTTTTCCAATCGGAACGAATTTCATTTGCAATTTCTTTTAGTGGTCGATGATTTGTTTCCATTTTTATTTTATCAATTAATTAAAATCAAATATACAACATTTATGATGTAATAGCAATAGTTTTACTGATTATTTTGCAATAAAATTAAATTAGAATTTGACATTAAAGCATCAACCTTATCATTATCTAAATTCAACAAGAAATTTGAAAGTTCATTTGATAACTTTATAAAATTTTGTTGAACTTTTTCAAAAAATTCTTCGCGTTCTTTTGTCCAAGCAATGATTGTGTATTCTCGTTCAAATATACCTGCGTTGTTATGCGAATGATGCAAAAACTCAGATGTTGTTTCACAGCCACCAGTATCAGTATGTGCAGTAGTTGCAGATGTAGGTGAATTTCTTTTCCTCGAGTAATACGTTTTTATTTTTGGCGCATCTTCATCATTAAATAAATAACGATTTGTTTCTTTTACATAAGAAACAAAATATTGAAACGATATGTTTGTTTTTAATCCTGCATCAGCATGATTATAATCAGTTCTACATTTTAATGTTCCAGTCGAAAACTTAATACAAATTACCTTTGTTTCATTTGCAAGTTCAATTCGTTTACGTTCAATTGCGTATGTTGATGCTTCAGAAATAATTTTACGCAATTCACGTATGTCAGTAGAAACAATTTTTTGTTTATATGGCGGGTAGCAGCCTCTATCATTATATCCTTTATGACCTTCCTTCATAAACCACGGTGTGGTATCAACAATATAAGAATATAAATGTTTAGGTATTTTTGTTGTATAAGAAATACTTTGGATATCTTCTGTTATATCGGTCATTTCAATGTCAAGATTCTTCTTTTCCATTTTCAAAAAATCTTCCGATGCAATTTCAAATGATAAATTAATTTTCATATTCAATTTTTATTAATGTAAAATCAAATATACAACATTTATGAAGCAATAGCAAATTATTATGCATAAAATTTTTCCAAATGCGATTCTAAAATTCTTAAGAATTCTCTTTTTTCTTTTATTGAAAGTTCATCATCTTTCAAAAAAATTAATGATTCATCATCTGTTAAATTTTCGCATATATAATCATATTCTTCATCATTTATTCTACATGCTGCTTTTATCATATTATCGAAAAGATCATTCACGCCCATTTTGCCACTGACGAACTTTATATCTTCTCGATGTTTTCTTTTTAATCTACTCATAACTTATTAACCAATTTTAGTAATTCAGCTTTATATATGATTTCGCCAGGTGATGTTATACTAGATGCAACTAATAAGTAATCAACAATACCCACATACTGTTCGATATTTGAAAGTGATACACCAGATGCAATTGCCATTGGGTGTTCACCCAAGTATTCACGAATTGCTAGTACTTTATTTATATCTGCTGCTTTACCTGTTCCTACGCCACTTGTTGTTGCGACATCTGTTGCAATTTTTGCGTCTTCACATGCTAATTTCAAATCTTTTGGCTGTGGTTGATATTTGAATGCTAATCCGCCGAAGAAAATGCCTTTAAAATTTCTAACCAATGATGCATCAAGTGATGAAACCGTGCCATCGCACCATAAGCCGTCAACTGATAAATCGTTGTGCAGCGCCATTAATGTGCTGATGCCTAACATATTAACGCCTACCCACAATTCAGGATAATCTTTTTTAACACGTAATGCGCATTCTATTAATTCATCTACGGTTACTTCATGGTTAATCAAAAATACTTTTTTGATACCGCATTCAATACAAGTTCTGACATTTGTTAAAACTTGATTTTGATTCAACATATGAATCACTGGAATAATTTCTGTTTTCATTATTTTTTAAATTTGTTTACAACCAAAGAATCATTTTCACGTGTAAAGAAAACGGTATCGCCTGCGTGCATGCAATTGCATGTGTCTTTTACGTATAGATACTTATAATACTTTGGAAATGTTGCATGTTGCAATAAATACGAATAACCTATTGAATCCCAATCAGGTTGTTCATATCCTAATATGACATACGTTGGATGGCAAGAATACAAACAAATGGAAAGTAATAGTACGAACAAATATTTCATAATTAATTAATAGTTTTTAGCGTTTTAATAGATAAACCAACATATATGCTTGCACCGTATAATTCCGGGATTGTTTTATTTGCGTATAATTTTTCGATTGATTCTTGAAGTTTTAAACTTTCATTAATTAAATTATCAACTTCTTTTTGCAACTCCGCTGGTGTCATTTTTGTTTCTTCTATGACTTCAGGTTTTTTAACCTTTACAGTATTCTTTTTAACAAATTTGGTACTTAACGTTTCAGCTACTTGTGTGAAATCTCCAGATAAATTATTCATATACTTATGTTTAATATTAATTTTATTTTATATACAGATCTTTGTAATAGTTTTAACAAAAAAGTATTATTAGATAGCATCCATGATTCATTAGAACAAGTATATGAAACTTTATACAACTTTTTATATACAACTATACAAAAAATAAAAGGTTCTCTAACGATATGTTTTAGAGAACCTTTTACTATTATAAACCTGGAATATCGACACCACCGCCAGAATCACCACCGCCAGAATCGCCTTCTTGTTTTTTCTTAGGTAATGGTTTACCGGTTCTTGGGTCCAATCCTAATTTTCTTCTGTTAATATATTTTTGATTTTGTTCCATATCAGATTGAGACATTTTCAAATATTTTTCTGCTAAGAACATTGCATCGAAAAATGGTACTTGCGAATCCATTCCTGAATCATCTTTTTCATTTACCATTAATCCTAACATGTTTGTTACGAATTCTACACGTTTACTTTGAACGTCCATCATTTTCATTTCCTTGAACAAGTTTTCTTCTTCATAATCAAGTCCTAACGCAGATTTGAACATGTCATCATTTTGAAGGAAAGGGTATTTCAATTGAACTTGAAGTATTACCGGCTTGATTATAATTTCTTGGAAAATAGAACGAAGACGAGTTATAAATTTAGAGAATCGAATTTCTTCACGACTCATACCGCCAGCATCCATTCCCCATGATCCACCGCCGCCTTCATTATCAAAACGTTCAAATGGAATTTTTGAATCTGATTTCAATTTATCGTAAAAATATCGAAGTGCTTCAGTATCAGATAAATCCGTTCCTGCTGTTTGCATTACATCAATTTCAGGTTGTTCACCTGCTTTAGAAGGAAACAAATAATTTTTATAGAATTGCATTGAAGGTCTACCGTTAACTGACAATTCACCAGAATCCATATCAAGATTAATATCTTCTTTATAAATTGCCATCATTTCAGCAAGTGATTCTTTTGCTTTTTGAGGAGATTTTGTACCGATTGGCACAATCATTTTAATACGGAATGATGCGTTCATTACGTTCCATATTGTTCTTGAATTTTCAAGAATACGTAATAAGTTAAATGAACGAATTAATCTTTCAACGTATGATGTACGGTTTGAAAAGTTTCCTTTTGCATAAGATATGTAAATAATCTGTGAATCATACAATTCTCTTTTCATTGTTGGAATATCTTCGTATTGAACCCAGATTTTTTGCAATTTTCCATTTTCATCTTTCGATATACCAGGACGAAGTGAACCTGCATCAAGTTCTTTAAAACCTACAATGTTTTTTGATTCGGGATCATAAATAATTTCAAATGCAAGAAATCCATCTATTAAGAATTGTTTGAAAAAACTCCATGCATCTTGTCCTTCAACAAAGTGATGCGCATAATAAATTTTATTGAATGCACCCCAGATGTAATTGATAATTTCATCTTGAACATCATCTTTTAGAATACGTCTTAAGTTTTGTAAATCTGGCTTACAGAAAAAGTTTCTATCATCATATACAATTGCTTCATCTGTAATTGTTTCAATCATAAAGTCAATTTCGCCATTCATTGCAAAATTACGTAAGTAATCTCTTCGTTGAGGATATCCTTTGTCGAAGTATGCAATGAATTTCTTTTGTCCAATATCTGCTAATGCTAATGAATATAAAAAATCCTCAGGCATAAACCCTTGGTTGCCCATCATTGCTTCCGTAGCACCAACGGCTTTAGATTGTTGTATGATCATATCCTCATAGTTCATCCCAAGACTTGCAAGTCTTTTGATTGATTTAGAAATTGACCATCCAGCAACAGTTGTCCCATCTACTTGTCGGTTAAGAAACCCTGCCATATATTATATAATTTTAAATTGATAATTAAATCCTTGTTTTACACATGCATCTTTTTTTGCAATGTTTTGTTCTTTGTGTATATTATATGTATACAAACTTTTAACTTCATATATTGTGTTAGTTGACTTAACATAAAAGTCAGGATAATATGTTCGTTCTTTGTTATTATACATATATTTTATTCTACCTATTGTTTTATTCATTTCAACTATTCCAATTATTATATCATCCTCATTGTGTACTTTTAATAATTCAGTCAAAAATATTGGTTCATTTCCTTGAATTTTAACTATACGGCCACTTGGCATTATATATTCTTTATACCCGAAACATGCATTTAGCTGTGCGTCAGCATATTTAGGATCTTTCCATAAATTTCGCATTCTGCTTGAAATTTCTTCTTTAATATCAGGTCTATTTTGATATTCTTTCGAAAACGTCGCAAACTTTTGCTTATTTACAGGATCATTTGCACGTATTTTTTGTACATTTGACTGTGATAATCGCCACGAATCTCTCTGATGAATTTCTTTTTGATTTTCTTTTTGAAAGTTCACCATAAATTCGCGATACGTATCTAATTCCCATCTGCTTTTTGCTGCACACGATCCTGAACAGTAAATTCTTCCGGGCTTTTGTGATTCAAAAGATTTATTACAATATTTGCATGTTTTTATATATATCATATTTATTTATTTCCTTTTGAAATTGCGTAATATTCATTATAGATTTCATTCAGATCTTTACCCATAATGTCTTGTGCTTTAATAAAAGGAATATCATTCCAATCATCATATTCAACAAGACTTGATAATTTTATTCTAGACCGAATATATTGTCTATATGCAAAACCGTAATGTATATTTGCATGTTCAAAAATTTTAATAGTTTCCAACCAATTTCTTAACGCAGTTATTAATTTTGTTGCTAAGAAAATTGATTTTGTATTTGCTGCTTTTTCACCCGCATTGATGTCTGCCGAAAACTTTTCGTAAAATAATTGCAACGTTCCTACTTTAACCTTTTCAGGCAAAAAGTTTAAATTTACGCCAACAACAATATCATTACCTGTACCTTTTGCTCTGTATACATCATGACACAAAATAATAGGCCGCGTATCGTAATAATCTAAACGATCTTTATATAAAGGTGTGTATTGAAAAGTATATATTTTACCAGGTATAAAAAAATTGCTTGACCCGTGTTTAAAATTGATACGTTCATTCAATTTGAATCCATCTGGGTCAGGTTGTCCCAATTGATACTTTTTAATAAAATTCTTATAAGCATTTGCGCGTAATTGAATATTACCTGCATTTTCTCTATAATATTGTTTTGGTGGTATCATAATTATTGATTAAAAAGAAAGTCTTCGGTTACAACTAGAAACTTACAGCCTCTTTTTGCTGCGTGCATTTTTGCAGCTGCAAATTTTGCTGTATTGATAATGAAAGTTTTCAATTGTTCGTTGTAAACCATTAACATTTTATGCGTATTTTTCTTTGGCGGCAATGGTTTTAATAATTGCGCTTTAGGCTTAACTTCAACTAAGTATTCTTCAACCACGCCATTCGATTGTTCGATTTTGATATAGAAGTCCACAAAATATTCGTGGACTCTTTTATCAATTGGACTTATGTATTGAATTGCAAATGGTTCTGATGACCATTTTAATACTTTTTGTGAACTGTCGCAAAATACACAAAATTTTCTTTCCCATGATGAACGATAAATTATCTTTGTGATATCACCAATGTATTTTACAGGATTTCTAGCGACATACTTTCCAGTTATGTTTACGTTCCTAGATGGAACGATTGATTTAATATCAGTTTTTGCCATTACATGTTGTGTATATTCTCGTGTGATAACGATACTTTGTTGATTGTTTTAATTGGATGTAGTTTTTTCCATCCTTTTTTTAATCCGTTAAGAATCATTCTTGTGAAATAAGCAAATGCGTACTCTGAACGTTCAGGATCATAACCTTTCCAATATCTAAGAACATCTTCAATTGCAAATGCAACGCAATCTTCTTTATCCATTGGGTACTTATAACTATTAGTTCTTGAAATTTCATTACACATAAGAACCAACATATCAGTTGCATCTCTTGTTAATTCGCCTTTACTTTTAGATTCGATTATTGCATTTCTAAATTCTTCGGGATCTACGTAGTATTTCTTGTTTGATTTTTTTCTTCCCATGTTTTTTGGATTTTAAATTGTGAATACTTTATATGCAAAAAAGTTCTGTATAGAAATTATATACAGAACTTTCCAATAGTTTTTATTTTGAAATTACTCAGCTATCTTTATAAACTTTTTAAGTGTATATGATTTATGTTTCAATCCTTCACCGACACGTATTTCAATTTTATCATTATCGCCTTTTGATGTATAATCTATAGCTTTTACAAGAATATCCCCAAGGTCACCTTCAAGTTCTTCGCCTTTTGAGCTTAACATTTGTCCTTTAACAAAACCTTCTTCATTGTTTTCTTGTATCTGAACAGATTGAGAACCATCTTGTCCTGTTAGTTTTATTTCAGGGTTGTTTTCGTTAGATTTTTTTTTTAATATTTCAACTTCATGTAAGAATTGTTGAGGAATTGAAACGCTTTTACCATCATTCATTGCAACGATTGTGTTATTATTTGTATCGTTACCTTGAACTATTCCAATCATGCCATTTTTCAATTTTACTTGGTCTCCAGATTCAAGTGGGTTTGTAATATCTTCACCTTTTTTGATGTCATCGCTGACAGTCATTGCTGTGTTTTTTTTATCAAGTTTATTTACGCCATCAGGATCATTTGCTTCAAATGCTTTAGCATCATCAGTTTCAAAATATTCGCCTAGCGATTTAGCTTTAGTAATTGCGGATGCAGCATCTAAGTTTTCTTCAACAATTGTATAATCATTTGATTTATAATCAGATAATGTTTGTTTTCCTATAAAGAATTTTTTATTATCACCTTCTTGTGCAAAGTAGATAGTAGCATTTTTATTTGATTCATTTGTCCAAAAAGTTGCAACATCATCAGCTTGTTCAAAATCTTCATCATTGAATAAAGTATTTACTTTAGTTAATGAATTTATTTTATTATGAACTGCATTTTCATGTTCTTTTAAAGAATTGATTTCAGTATCAATTGCAGAAAGTAATTCTTTAACTTCAGCATTTTCTCTTAAAATCGGATTAGATTGCGTTTGAGCAATAACAGAAGCTTTCTTATCAGATAAAAGTTGTATAGCTTCCATTAATTCACCTTTTTCTACTTCAAGGTTTTTTAACTTTTCAGTTTCAGCAGGTATTAAATCTTTTAGCGATTCAGATATGTCAAATCTTAAATGTTCAAGTATAAGTTGTTTTGTTTGAATGCCGTTTACATTTGTTATGAATTCATTAGATTTTTGAGATTCATTTACTTTAATTAAACAAATAGATTTTTCTGTTTTGTAAACATCAGCCCATTGGCCTTTCATTGTTTTTGAAACTAAACGTTTACCGTAATCAATTTCGTAAACATTTCCGATGTTTTCATATAGAACAGCAATTTGTTTTAGTATTTCATTTTCATTTTGACGGAATATACCTTCATTCATAAAATATTTAGTGAATGTTTGGTATGGTAATTCTTTGCCATTTAAAACAATTTTTGTATTTTCGCCTTCGATGATTATGTCAACATTTTTATTACCTGACGGTGTAGATACTGAAATTTTATTTTCAAATACACGAACGTTAGGTTGCGACAAGAAAAATGCAATACTTACAAAATCCTGTGGTAAAGTTTTGATTTCAGCTTCAGTTAATGATTTAATTTTATCGTTTTCTTTTACTAAGAATCGACCTGATGCGAAGAATATTTCACTTTTCTCATTGATTAATACTGGAGAATAGATTTTCTCAATTGATACTTGTCCATTTGCTTCGATTTGTAATCCGCCTTCAGATAGAATAAGAATTCCATGAAGATGTTTCATACTAGCATCGAATAAATACGGATTTATTTTTTCAATAACTGCTTTTCTAGTTTCTGCTGTACGTTCAACAAAATACGTATCAAGTTCTTGTTCAAACATTTTTGAAAGATACGAACCTGAACTATTTTTAAATTCATACATGAAATTTGCTAACTGAATATCTTCTTTATATTTTTCAATACTTTCAGATATTTTTGCAATATCAGCTTTTAACTCTAAATTCCAACTGTATTGTTTTAACGAATCAACGTATCTTTGTGCAGTTACATACTCAGGTAAAGATTTAATGGTTTGTGCCATTGATTCAATAAGAGGTTTGATTGTTGGATAATGCATTAAATCACTATTCATTAATCTATTGTGCGATTCTCTTACACCTAAATTACTTATTTCGATAATACGATTTTCTCGCATTATAAAAGTAGCAACTTCTTTATCGTCGATATTTGCAAGGTCCTTCACAAGAGTTTCAGCAATAACTGAATCCATGAAGCCATTAGATTTGCAAGCTTCCAATGCAGCGTTAGATAATTCTATCGCTTCTGTTGAACTTGTTCTCTTTTTTAATAACGCTATTCTATCTTTTAGATTTAACATTGTGAAGATTTTTTTATTTTATTTTATTATATATTTATGTAAGCAAATGAATATTTTACAACTATACTATCGTTATAAAGCCAATATCACCATTTTCGTCTAATAGAATTCCGTTGCCACGGCCTGTAGCATCAGAAACTTTAAACGTAATCTTAGTGTTTATAGTTGCAACGTATCCAGAACCGCCTACTAATCGTTCTGAATCGTATCCTACGATTTTTCCATCTATAACTGATGGAATTATTGAAGCACCGCTTCCTGTTGATGATTCAATCTCTAACATTGTTGTTTGGTCATAATTATTACCAGGTTCAACAATTATTATGTCAGAAATAGAGCCATCGATGTCAACAACTGCTTTCACAACAGCACCGCTTCCTTTTGCATTGGGCGTAATTACAAGAACATCTATTAAACCTATCATATTTGGTATAGTCCATGTATATTCTCCTATACTTGCATCAATAAGTGTTGCAATTTGTACCCATTCTGTACCAGGATATAGTGCGTAATACAAATTGACTTTATGAATGAAATTTGCAAATGTCCATTTTATTGTTACGTCACTAGTTGCAACTCGTGATTCGTTTGCAATAGGATTTATAATGTTAATTGTATTTCCGGAGCTATCATTGATTTGTTTAAAATCTCCAATCAATATAGCATCCATTTTATTTGAAGCAAGTCTTGCTGTTTTTCCATTTGCTGAACCATTATCTGTAATAGAATGAACTACTTGTCCTTTTTTAACATTAATTTTGTTTCTTCTACTTTCGCCGACATAATATGATATGTCATTATTATTCATAGGTGTTCCAAGGTTCGAATCTTTGATTGCTTTTTTTGAACCTAGATTAGGTTCATCAAATATTGGAAAATACGTTTCCAAAGACAATGTAAATGTCATAGCAATTTTTGTTTCTGATGGATATGAAAATTCAAACGATTTTTCAATCGGATATGTTTCAGGAAAACCGACTTGACATGGTATCATTAAACCTTTATATGCAACATTAAAAATTTGTACTTTATAAAAAACTTCAAGTATTGATTGATAAAGTTTAAACATATTTGTCATTGTATCTGTATGAATTTCAACATCAAAATTCAAATCCAATGGCAAACTATTTATATATGCATTGTACACTTCCATTTGGCCGTCAACGATTCTTGTGTAATTTCCACGAATCCAACGTTGGGTCATGTTTCCTTTGTTTATTGTTGAATCATTAAGTTTAACAACACCTCTTGGCATTGGGTCAAAATTGCCATCCATGAATTTGGGATGGGCACACGAACGCCAATCTAAAAATGCGTCTTGAAGATATCTTTCATCACCTGTTGTCGAATAATAAAAAGGAACTTCTACAATTTCTTGTTCATCATTAGACCATACATTCTCGAAAAAAACTTCCTGATTTAATAAATTGATTAATCCAATTATCACGGAACGTAAATGAATATCGTCTCTATTAAATTTTTCTAAATACGCCATTTTGTTATTTTATTTTATATATTCGCAATTTTAATCAATCTTCTGGATATCCATTTGCGAAAAATTATTAGGTTTAGATACAAAAATCTTGTAATCAAAAACCTCAGCAGGAAGTGGCGCATGGTTTACAACAAAAATATTCATATTCATTGATTTTGTTGTGTCAGCTAATATTTTTAATATGTGGTGAATTCCATCTGAATCAATACTTGCGAATAATTCATCTAGAAATGTTATGTTAATGGATGGATATTTTATTTTCATTAGTCGAATTATCGCAATTAAAACTGCAAAGTCAACTTTTTTCTTTTCACCAGTACTTAATTGTTGAATTGCAACTTCATGTCCAAGATGTGATATGTGTGCATCAAATGATTTATCAAAAATAACCTTATAATCCATTCTTAATTCTGATAATACTAAACGTATTTCAGAATTTAATGCAGGCATAATTTTATTTATTGCAAGTTGTTTTACTCCATTATCTCCAAAGATTTCTTCAACAATTTTAAAGAAACTTATATGTTGTGAGCTTTTATCAGATTTTTTTATTATTGCTTTACGTCTTTCTTTATTGTCAGCAATAATTTTTTCGATAGATTGTGTTTCCAGTGTTTTATCACCATCTTTCAGTTGTTCAAGTTGTTGTTTGTAACCTGATATGATAGTTGAGAATTCAATTTGCTTATTGCTGTACGAATTTTTTGCAGTTAATATTTTTGCTTTTAATTCTCTGATACTTTTTATAGATTCCTGCAGTTTTTCGATATTTTCATTTACCTTTATTTCTTTGTTAATCAATTCATCTAAAATTGATTTATGATGTTCGGTAGTCAAATCGGCTTCACACATAGGACATTTTGAATTTTCATATAATGTTTTCTTTTCAGCAATATTTTTTGCTGTTACATTATTTTTATTCAAAAGTTCAATTAAGCCATTAAGTTTTTCATTTGATTGACCTAATTTCTCATCAACATTTGTTAATTTTGTTCCTATGTCAGTTAATAGTGCATCATATTCTTTAATACTTTGTTGAATAGTATTTATTTTTGATTGCGCATTTAATTCAATTTTTTGTTTAAGTAATTCAAGTTCTGTTTCAGAATTTGCAATTGTTTGTGCAATTGTCTCAACTTGTTTAGTAAATGTTAATGCGTTATCTCTTAATGTTTTCAGTTCTTCTTTAACAAGCCATTTTGCATTGTTAATAATTTCTAAACTGAATATTTTGTCGATGATCATTCTTTTATCATGCGGAGACATATTCAAAAATGACTTAAAATCATTAATTGATAAAGATATTATGTTATTAAAAACATAAAATGGCAAACCTATAATTTCATCTGCAATATAATCTTCGACATTTTGTTTTCCTGCTTGGTCATATTCTTCGCCGTTTATAAACAGTCTTAAGAAATTTGGTCGTATTCCTCGTTCAATCGTTATCGTATTATTGTTTGCAACCATAATAACTTTAACGTATGTTTGCTGATTGAATCTGTTGGGAATATCGCTTAATCTTTTATTTCCAAGTTTTCCATAGATACCAAACTTTATAACATCAGACATTGTTGATTTGCCCGCGCCATTTTCTCCCATTACAAGATAAAACATACCGTCTGTTTCTGAAAAATCAA